TATTGAAAAAGCGAAGTCTAAGCCAGGCACACACGCACGCGGAATTGCCGCAGACATCAAGATCAACAATGGCAACGAGGCATACCAGATCATTAAGCACGCCCAGGAGATGGGGTTTAATGGTATAGGAGTCGCCAAGACGTTTATCCATGTAGACACAAGGGACTCAATTCCTGTCATCTGGTCATACTGAGGTTCCATATAGAACATGCCCTGCCTAGTGCGGGGCTTTTTTTTGCCTGTTTGTTACTGAAAGTGTTGACGGAGTAGTCGTAAAGCTTTACAATGGCACCTCAATCAATAAAGAAAGGGCAGTAAAATGAAAAAAAGCGAATCAGTAATGAGAAAAGAGGCTCACAGCCTGAGCATTCAAATTAACAAGTTAGGTGGATCAAGAGTTTTGCGGAACGACCTGACTATGCTGGACTATCACCGTAATAAGTGTTCTGACAATGCCTCGGTAGTTGCCGACTATGACCAACAAATTATGGCTAAGAGATGGGCATTGCATGAGTGTTCAGAGTTGGAAGCAGTACGATCTGAGCTTTACAAAGAAATAGGCTAATAATCTAACCGCCCCCTGCGGGGGGCACTTGCTGTAGGAGGCAATTATGGGAATCAACGATCTAAACGATCTGGAGCGCGGTGAGTATGACTGTGTTGTAGGTTATCAAGCCCTGGACGGGCAATCAGAGGCTTACTATCTTGGATATGGTGAGCAGTACGCGAAAGAACAGACTGCAGGAGGTCGAAATGAGATCAAGTGAATCAATTAACGAGTTAGCCAGCGCACTATGTGCTGCACAATCTCAGATGGGCGGTGCTGTTAAAGACAGTGCCAATCCTTTCTTTAAATCAAGCTATGCCGATCTAACCTCGGTCATTAAAGCGATCAAGCAACCGTTTGCCGATAATGGCCTAAGTTATACGCAATTCCCAGTTAGTAACGAAAATGGTGTCGGTGTATCTACCCGCCTGATGCACATATCGGGTCAGTGGCTGGAGATGGAATACACCCTGCCAACTGTTAAGAAAGACCCGCAAGCATCTGGGTCAGCCATTACCTACGCAAGACGCTATGCCCTACAGTCTATCGCAGGGATTCCAACTGCAGACGATGATGCAGAATCTGCAATGCTACGGGGTGATGATAAGAAGGTTGTCTCTGACGATCAGATCATCGCCATCAAGAAATTACTTGATGAGACTGGTGCCGACAGTGATAAGTTTTGCAAGTGGCTGAAGGTGCGATCTGTTGATCAGATACTAGCTGTACACTATGACCGCGCTGTTGCCGCTCTAGAGGCTAAAAAGTGATCATCCTGGACCATGAGCAGGGTTCACCAGAGTGGCTTGCCGCACGACTGGGTAAGCCCTCTGCTAGCATGTTTTCCAAGATAATAACGCTAACTGGAAAGCCAAGCACCTCTGCTGATGGGTACATCAATGAATTGATTGCAGAACGCCTTACAGGGCAATCTGAGCCGTTCCACGTTACTAATTGGGTCGAGCGTGGCACTCAGCTAGAGCCAGAAGCCAGGGAGGCGTATGAGTTTATTTCTGGTAATGATGTTATTGAAACTGGCTTTATTCTCGACACTAGCTGGGATTTTGGTTGCTCGCCTGACGGCCTGATAGGCGACCAGGGAGGGCTAGAGATTAAATGTCCTGCGCCTAAGACTATGGTCAGCTATCTCAGAGACCCTCAGGTCGGGGTCAAGAAATACTGGCAGCAAATCCAGGGCTGCATGTGGATTACCAAACGTGATTGGTGGGACTTTTTTGCCTACCATCCAGAAATGCCGCACGTTCTAGTGCGTGTAGAACGCGATGACGACTATATCGCTAAACTGTCTGCCGAGGTTGACAAGGCCGTGGCGGAAATTTTAAACCAAGTGGAGAAGTTAAAATGAAAGTAGGATTATCTGTAAGAATCGATGTGACAAAGATCGACAAATCACGACTGTACAAGGGAGCCAAGGGTACATACCTGGACCTGACTACGTTTGTAGATACTGATCAGCAGGACCAATATGAGAACAATGGATTTATATCTCAATCGGTCACCAAAGAAGAGCGCGACGCTAAGGTTCAGACGCCAATCTTGGGTAATGTGAAGGTGATTTACACTGACGGCCAGGCAAGCGCACCTGTAAAGCAGGCCGATATGAGCATTGAACAGCTCGATGAAGACATCCCTTTTAATTGACCCCATTCTAGTTAATGCGTATACTGCAATTTTACGCATAGGGTGGGGATATGAATTTATCTAAAAGTTGTTTTAAGTGCGGGGAGACTAAACCTCTCTCCGCTTTTTACAAGCACAAGCAAATGGCTGACGGCCATGTAAACAAATGCAAGGAATGCAACAAGTTTGATGTAAGGAAGAACCGCGCTTTGAGGGTGGATTATTACCGAGAGTACGATAAATCCAGAGGGAACCGACAATCATACGAGTATGTAAAAGAATACCGGCTAAGATACCCAAATAAATATAAGGCACATTGCATGGTATACAATTCAATAAAGGCTGAAAAGCTATACAAAGAGCCTTGCGTTGTTTGTGGGACTGATGAGAATGTTGTTGCTCATCATAATGATTATTTAAAGCCGTTAAATGTGGTGTGGATGTGTCAAGCGCACCACTGCCAGTGGCATAAAGAAAACGGTGAAGGATTAAACGCCTAAGGTAAAAAAAAGCCCCCTTACGGCACAAGTGCTTTCAGGGGGCAAACTACCATAGGAGAATGCAGGACCGGGGGAGCAGCCCTACCTTCCAAGGATAACACAGGATACTTACTATGACTAATGCAGGACAGTGCTTAATAATTGCCCAGGAGCTAAATAACATCAATTCTAGCCGCCTGGCCACCTTAATGAACGTAAGCCGCCAGAGAGTATTTCAATGGCGCAAGCAGGAAAACATGAAGCTGCACACTGTGCAGGGATTGTGTCAGATATTTGACTTGACGCTGGATCAGTTTTGCCAGCTAAAAGGAGAATAAAATAAAACCCCCATTGCGGGGGCTTTACAGTAAGCCGGGGAAAGGCTTATACTTGTTGTGCGAAGAACAAGAAAGGCAAGTTTACCATACTGTCCGATACAGTACACTAGGTCTCCCTTTCTTTTTCTCTCAAGTGTTCGGGTGTGTGGCGTGGGAATTAATAACCCATGATCGAGAGTGACCCCTCTATTAGCACCTCCTAATCGGTTTGACTGCCGAGCAGGAAATAACGACGGCCAGGATGGCATGATTCTAAATACGAGCACAAATTAGTCACTGAGTCGCTTTGCCCTCAGATTCAAAAATCTACTTAGCTAAGTAGAAAGGGTTATATCGTCTTGCAAATAATAAGAAAAAAAGTAAATATAAAGAAACATTTATTAAATACTGGGCGAGGCTTGCCGAGCCATGGGAGTGAGAGATGAGCGGTAAAGGAAGTAAACAGCGACCGACCAATAAGGTTGAGTTTGACAAAAACTTTGACAATATTTTCGGAAACAAAGATACTAAGGTTTCTAAACCAACGGGGAAGTGCGATGAAAGAGTTAAGCGAAAAACAGCTATTAGAGGAAATTAAGGAAAAGTTTGAGTACCGTGATGGTAACTTGTACTGGCGCGAAGGGAATGGCCGAAAGTCTGGCAAGCTAATAAACGGCGGCATGGGTTTGTACAAGGTTTGCACCGTAAACAGAGCTTCCTATTATCAGCACAGACTTATTTTTTTATATCACCACGGGTACATGCCTAAGTACCTGGACCACATCAACAACGACCGGCATGACAACCGGATCGAAAATTTGCGTGCTGTATCTGCGCGGCAAAACCAGCACAACAGGTCGATCAATAAAAACAGCACCAGTGGCGTGAAGGGCGTAAGCTACCATAAGCCATCAGGTAAATGGATAACTCATGTGTGCTGTGATTCAAAATCGTATTACGGCGGGCTGCACGATAATATCAGTGATGCGGCGCAGGCCATCAAGGATTTGCGGGAAAAGCTGCACGGCAAATTTGCTAACCACGGATAAGGGGAAAACATGTTATTAAATACTAAAGAAGACTGGCAGCCAGATGAGGCTGACACTATCGCCTGGCAGAGAGCGTATCCTGCTGTCAACGTACACCAAGAGCTCATGGCTATGGAGTCGTGGTGCGACGCGAATCCAACTAAACGCAAAACAAAGCAGGGTATTAAACGCTTTGTTAACTCTTGGCTAGCTAGGGCGCAGAACCAGGGCGGCTCTCCGATGGCCAAGAAGGCTGGCAAGAATGAAAG